TTGATGTAGCTTAAAATCATTGAGTATAATATATTGGTGTATAAAATTTATTGCCATTGGGCCTAAAATTTATTGCCATTGGGCCTAAAATTTATTGCCATTGGGCCTAAAATTTATTGCCATTGGGCCTAAAATTTATTGCCATTGGGCCTAAAATTTATTGCCATTTTGTCTTATTACCGCACAAACATATTCCAATTACGAACTATTTTCTTTGTCATTGCCTCACGTTTTAACCTCATATTTCGCAATAAAGGTCGCATTTTCTGCCTAATTCCAGCGGTGAATCCCTCGCTTTCTCTCCTATACAAATGATACGCAACCAACCCAACAACAAAAACAAACATAAGAACTACATTCCATAAGGGCATTTTACTTTATAGAGAGAAAATGCTTTAAGCATAAAACGATTCAGTACCCTTTCCAGCACTGGCAACCGTCCCCTCTGGAGCCTCTGTCGTAGCACCAACAACATCGCGATTCACCGGCATCTCATTTGCAGAGGAAGAACGAAGAGCACGCTCGATACACTCTAAATCCATAGAGTTTAACTTATCTTTACACTTATCTTCCACCAACTTATCATCATCCGTAAGAGGAGGAGGCACCTGAGCATCAGGATTAACATCCATTCCCTCAATACCCTGATGAGCAATGTGAATGAGAGAAATCGCAGCAATAGCCGCTAATATACCCGAATTACGATTGGTATAACGAGCAACAAGGAGAACAGCCACAACCAACGCCAACTTTCCTAAACCAGTGCGAACAACTCCACCAATCATCTGTGGTCTCATATATGTAATTAAAACAATCAAAGCAATGAGTGCGATTTCAGTGTAATGCATTGTATAGTTATATATAAGATAAATAATATATTTTCGTTGGTGTTAATATATTTTTGTTAAAATCAAATAACTAATAAAAAGACCGAAGAAGTTCTTTGAAAATAGGTCCAACACATTATAAAATGCGTTCTTGATATAGTATGGAAACACCGCAACAACTCCGTATAACGACCAAAATATAAAGAAATACCAAAACAACTTTGAACCACTCTCTCCAACATATTTCTGGTAAATCTCATAAAAATACATTAAAAATGGCACAAATCCAAGTGCGACGCCTGTTAATGTTGGTATTATCTGCATTTCACCTAAATATCCCATCACTAACATTACCCAGTTCAAAACTAATATATATGAAATCGAATTGAAATTTGTTTTAAATATTCCAAACAAACTTAACTCGTGCGCAATGTTCTTATGTTCCAAATAAATCAAATAAACTATAAGTGAAAAAAGCATTGTCGGTGTTGTTATACTCCAATCCAAATATCGTTTAGGCGTAACATTTGAAACATTGTTGAAATTGGCGACCAACCAACCATAGAATACTGCTTCTATGCTTTGAACTCCCAACTCCATAGCAAGCACTTGTCTTAAAATGTTCTGTTCTTTTGGAACATCTACATATAACGCGCCCATCTCAATGATTCCTGTTACTATTTGGATCACTACAGATATTACTAGCGTCGTAAAAAAGAGTTTCTTTGGATTTTCAACCAACCCCATAACTTATATATAGCTCTCGGCAAATAAGTTAAAACAACTATTGTGCTATGAAATAAATTAAATAACCTGATTTATTACTAGACTTAATAAGTTCCAACCTACATATCAATTATCTCCCTTATTTTTTTAGAAAGAAATGGTGAAATAATATTGTATACTAAATTAACATACATATTCGTATTTACTATTTGTATTTTTGTTAAATTTTTGCTATATTCACTTGAAATGAGTTTAGCAAGTCTAATTCCAACATCTACCTGCATAAAATGTTTTAATCCAAACCCCGACGCATCGAATATCCATTTCCATTGTTTATCTTTAGGCAATTCACATCTATAATGTTGTATTATGCTTTCAGCGTCATAATACATTTTTGAGTCCGCCGGTCTTGTGTAATAGACATCGTCACTTAATTTTACTAGGGAATGACTTAATGGATCAATGGCGCAATGTACGCATTTGTATGACATGTTGTAGTTCACTTAATTTAACAAACAAAATAAAGTGAATTCACTGACATTTCGGAGTTGAACCTTTGGTTTATGGCCTCTAGTGTTTTTAAATAAATTTACTGAATTATGATTGTGCTGGAAAGAATAAGTATCAAGAAGCCCGCCGGCAGGAATACTTAAAGAAGACGAACCTGAAGCATCTTAAAAACATAGAGAGAAGCAACAACGGCAACAACCGTAACAACGCCAGAATGTTTAGCACCAATGATAGAACCCGCTAAAGAGTTAAGAAAAGGGTAAACTAAAACAACAACCAGGACAACCAGTAAAACCTCAAGAAGACCACTGTTAAGCCACATATCTGTTATACCATATAACAAGAAAATAACGCCAAAACAATCAGTTTAACATTAATTAATTTGGTTATATAAAATAAAAAATATCTCATTTTTTTATAGTTATCATATGACATCGCTTAATTATTCGGAATATAACGTGGATGCTTCTGAAGTAGTAGGATTTGAGAAACCACGCTTTAATAAACCTCCGAAAAATCAAACTATCAAGAAGAAACGCAACGTATCCAATCTCTTAAAGACAATGAATACTCGCCCTTCTCTCGAAATTACCGAACAAGAGGAAGATGAAGAGGAAACCGATTGGAATGCAGCATATTCAGGAAAAATAGAATTGCCCACACCTCCTCAAATGGAAAAACAACACGAAACTTTTACACCAAAGGAGGAACAGCGACCCGCATATGTTCCTTATTATGCTACACAAGCATATGAACCAGTTGCTAAAGACCAAGTTATGGAAAAGATGAACTATATGATACACCTTCTTGAGGAGCAGAAGGACGAGAAGAGCGGTGGTGTAGTTGAAGAACTTATTTTATACGGGTTTCTCGGTGTCTTTATGATTTTTATGGTTGACTCATTTTCCAAGGTTGGACGCAGATACACACGATAACTCACTTATCTCATTCTCGCAACTAATCCACCCAGCAATTTCGGGCGTTGTTTCCACCCACAAATGCTGCCTAAATTCTTCTGTAGAGAGAAGATGATTAAGTATCTCAATCCGCTTCATCGGCGACTTATGCGTAACGAAGTTCTTCGAGTGTTTCCAGAGCCATTCAAACCGCAAAAGGTCATGTCGTGTGGGGAATCCACGCACAAGTATGATTGGCTTCCACGACCACCCCTTGGTTGACCTGGCACCACCGCTAATTTCTGCGTTATGCTGACGAATCCGGCGAGAGAAGCAATTTGTCGCCCCTACATACGTGCGGGTTTCCTCCACATTTTGAATACAATAACACGTTAATAGGTCGTCTGTCTGTGTCTTCGACATATATTATTGTGTATGTCTTTAAATATTATAGCCATACGCAATAAATTCAAGATAAAATAAACGTTTCTCTCGCGTGAAGAGGATGTGACGCATAATTATAGAAATAATACGACGTTTTTGAGTGGAATGATTGAGAACATACAGCCGAAATCGCACTAATGAGCGCTCCATTATGCGCTATACTTTCTATGACCAGCACCTTTGTCCTTATTTTAGTCGCCAATACATTTAAAAAACCATTGATGAACGTGGATTCATCAGTGTTATTAAAACTCGCAATACAATCCAGTGATTTCTCTCCGTCAAATGTCGTTTCAGTGTCCTTAAAAACATAAAGCGAGAGAAGAGCACCGCATTGTTCTGACATCACAGCATACATTTGATACACATTTGACTCTAACATATGTGTAATGTTTGCTGTTGCCGGCATAATCAAGCATTTAAACGTACTTTTGAACGTATGCTCGTATTGTGTGAGGATTGACGTGTCATTAATGTTTAATATGCTGGTAAGCGGGGGCAAAGCAAACGTCTTCTTCCTTAATCTCAGATTGTAAAAGAGTTTCTCGAGAGAAAATCCATGAGTCATATAAGCACACAGTGGAACAATAAAATGCGTCTCTCCTTCTCTCTTAAATAAGCAGACCTGATTGCTTTTTTGTTGGTTAGCATAATACGTGTAAATCAACTTGGGTGCCACATCTTTCTTACGGTGTTTGGAGTCAACACATAAAAAATCCACATAATTCAGTGGAATTCGCGTTGAATTAACCTTGTTGTCATGTGTAGTTTCACTGAAATAACAAGTCATTGGTCTCCCGGTTATGGCACCTATCATCGTCCCGTTTGTATTTAAATACGCTATGTTGCTTGGACGGTCGCAATATTTAAAATGAGAAAGTATATTTGCAGGAGACGGAGAGAAATCCACTTCTTTACTCCTGATAAAATGGGTTCTCACAAGTTCACAAAAGGCCGATACTGTTTCAGGTATGCTGTCACCAATATCCTCAAATGCGATGTTTCGGTAGTAATACCTGCTGGTTTTGCTGACTGGCGCTGGATTTATGACACGATTTGGGGTCAGCCACAACATCGTGTTCCAGTAATGAAACACTGGCTGTTTAGACCAAAAGGGCCATTTTATTGCTATTGCGACCTTTATTGAGAGAAATAGGATTACAATTATGGCAAATGCCTTTAAAATTAGCATTAATTAAACTACATTGAGGTTTAATTAACGGCTATTATTGCGAAATAATTCAATGTCTTTTCTCATATTTTTTAACTGTTCTTCTTCTCTTAACTACTTTTGTCTTTCTAGTCTTAATCTTTCGATTTCGTTTCACGCTTTTTCGCTTCTTACCTCCATGAGGCAACCGAGGGAGAGGCCCTACTACTACATCTGCTACAGGCATAGCTACTACATCTGCTACAGGCATGAAGAAACCATCAGGGTTTCCACTATTAATCAAGTCTCGTCCTGGATAAATAGTTGGATATACCCTGTCGTCGAATATTTTGGCTGATATAAGATTTAATCCTGGCACTACATCTTCTGTATTAACATCTCTAGTGTCAACTTGAAGCAACCGGGAATCAGTGAGATCAACGTGCTCTAAGTATGCACCTCGCATATAGCAACGATTAATAGAACTGTTTTTTAAGTTTACATTGTTGAATGATGTTTTTTCAAATGAACTATTTCTGAATTCACATTTTTTCATTTCACAATCTTTAATATACGCATAGTCAAAATTTGCTACCATTTCAATTCCTGACTTGAACTTGCAGTTTAAAAAAATACAGTATTGAAGATCTGCTTTTCCAATCATAAACTCTGTGTCGTAAAACATAAATGCTCTGCATTCAAACGGATCACTATCATAATCGAATACATCATTACCGAATAATATCATATCCGAATTTATTAATTTATATGCAATATTGTTCCGAACAAGTGAGTTATTACGCATTCTTGTAATAAATTCATTCATTTCCATAGTAACAATTTCTAAATTTTCTGGAGCAATTATCATATCTGGTCGTGGTAGATCTAGATTCATAACCATTTTTGTATATATATTTATATTATATAAAAATATAAAAATATAAAAATTAACCTCTTAAATAAAAATGTGCATTAAGAGAATAATCACTAACTGCTATTATTACGCATTTCGAATGTTGCTAAAATCAAAATGTATCATCGCGCAGTTTGTAAGACTTATTTTCAGGAACCCCGTGTTTTTGCTCGAACCAACGTATTCCGTTTTTATATTGTGGAATAAGATTGGCTTTGCCATACCATATATGTTATCCACTTGTTAGTCATCGCCAATTACAATAAATTTGCCCATATCGTTGATAACCTTTGATGAATGACAATGCAAACACATGATATCGTTTATGAAATCATGTTTTATATGGGTTTACTAATTCGGTCTATAAAGAATATACAAATATTGGTGATCATATTGGACCGGCATCAGGTCTATCTTCCCCTGAACTATGAATCCATACTGTTTTGCGAGAGATAATATCTGGTCGTGTGGCTCCATGTAAAACTGGTGGATATTCTTGCGGACTTGGCTCGTCTTGTCGTCTTTAAGTGTCTCCTCAAATGTCGCACTGTTCTTTGGTGCGTTTAACTTGAAATCTGCCTTGTAATTGAACCCATTAAATTTAACCAGAGACTTCGTAAGGCGTTCTTTCGCGTATTTTTGAGGGGACACGAGCAGGAGAGGGTCGGCTACTGGCAAAATCGGGTTGAATTTCTCTCTATCCACAAGATGTAGAACGAGATAGCCACCAGGTCTCAGCCAACTATAGCAGTTCTCAAAGAATTGCCCCTTGTTTTTGATATAATAGATTGTAAAATACATACAGAGCACGTGGCTAAATTTGCCGTGTTCGAACTGCATCGGCGTCATAACATCCCCCTGGGCGAATTTTACGCCATCGTAGTTAAGCCGGGCACGATTTACCATGTCCGCCGATTTATCAATTCCCTGGACTTTGAACCCCTTTTCTTTAAGAGCAGCACAATGGCTACCAGTGCCGCATCCCACGTCGAGTATATTGGCTTTTGTGCGATCCGCATGAGTTGCCCGCAACATTTCGTTTATTTCATAATCAACTTTGGCGTCATTAAATGTCAATTGGTCGTAAATCTTGCTGTAAAATGTGTCATAGACGTCATCGCCTTGATGTGTCTCAAATGGCTTTGTTTGACCAGTGAACCCCTCTATGTTTGAGCTGTTTTGGTAGCCGTTTAAAAGAGGTACAGTGCGCAGCACATAATAAAGCACAATGACTGCGATTATTAACACTAGCAACTGTGCACTTTTCATGTTATTGATATATAATGGAGTTAAAATATATTCATTTAAAAACGTGTTAAATAAAACGTGTTAAATAAAACGTGTTAATAAAATATAAATTAGTGTAAATGTCTGCTCAAATAACACTAATCGAAGACATTCGCGCCGAAGCCGACTTTAAAGGCAAGTCTTTTTCAGGCTATAAACGAGCCGATGTTAAGAAAGAACTGCTTAAGTCGCTATTCGCCGGGAAAGTTGAGAATGCCTGTTATTGGTGTGCGGAATTGATTTGTTGCGGGGCTTTCATCGACATTTGGGATGTTGTGACAGTATTCGTCGGGAAATATATCCATCTCGCAAATGTCAAGTTGCCTATATACTTGGATATCCGTTATAATACCTTTAAAGACATAGTAGTAGGCGGATATTTAGACAATGAACTAAAATTGCGTAATCACGCCGGAATTCGCGACTTGTTTGCCGAGATTGTGGTGGTTCTATGTGGCTCTCATAAAAAACACAATTTCGAGAGAATCAAAGTGAAACCCGCTGAACTCGACATTATGGAGATGAAGGGGCGACTGAAAGCACCAAATGTTGGCTATGCCAGCGCGTCTTTTAAGAAAGACGACCCCAAGGAACTCTTTATCCCGCTCAACGAGTTCGCTTACCACGTTTCGAATGAATCAAAAAATATGTTGCTGGCTTGCTTCTGGGTCGAGTGGATGCTTGAGTTTGAGAAGGTTTGTAAAAAGAAAAAAGAGGTGTGCCAGTGTCAAGCACGGGATTTTGTAGCAAAGATGCAGACGGACCCGATTTGGATGGTTTGGGACGTGATTTTCGCGGAAGTCGGGAGGCGTCGCCTAAACAATAAAGTCTTACAGTCACTGATGAATCTCTTCTGTATCCGCTATAATGCCGCGGCAAAACGAAAGCGGATTTACTTGCTCTACTTCGCCGTGTCGCTGCTTACGGAGAAGTATGAAGTGAAGAATGACGTCATCCAAATTAAAAACACTATTGAAGTCATTAAGAAGCAAATAGACACGATTTACAAGGAAATCAAGAAGAATGAGATTACGCCCGTGCCAGTCGTAGACAATATGAATTATATGTTTAATAGTGAGGGTGGAAAGGCGTTGAACGCGGGCGAGTTTGAAAAGACTATGGGGAAATTGGAGATGATGTTTGGAAAAACAAATTAATAAACCCCCATCGCTTTCTCCCTCTGTTCCGCGTAATCCACAATGGGTCTCACATAATCCCCGCGGTCTCCGTCTGGTTTATGTATTTCTTTCACCTCAACATCTCGCAATTCAGGCACCCATCGCTTGATATATGTCGCATCTGAGTCATGTTCCTTTGAATGATTCCATGGATTAAATATCTTTACATAAGGCAAGTTGTCAAAAATTGTATTCTGCCAATTCAAGCTATTTGACGCGATATCGTAGTCAACTAGTTTCGTCGCAAAGTAGCGTTCGCCTTCTCTCCAATCAATAAGTAATATCTTTGAGAGAAAACTTGCCACCAGCATTCGCCCCCGATTGTGCATATATCCCGTTGTATTCAGTTGTCTCATCGCAGCATCCACCAGAGGGAAGCCTGTTCGCCCCTCTTTCCACGCATCCAGCCACTTCTTGTTCCTCGTCCACTTGATTGGCGGCCTCTTCAGCACTCCATCCGGGTAAGCAAACAGCACATGAGCGTAAAAGTCGCGCCAGATCAGTTGCCGAAGCAACGCCGGTATGCCCTTAACCGCCCGATACATCTCACGCACCGAAACGCATCCGAATTTCAAGTAAGCCGATGCCTGTGTAGTGGGAAGTGATAGTGTATCGCGGGTTTTGTCGTAATCGCGGAGGGATTTTGCTGATGTCAGCACTTTTAGCCCCGCCTTCCGCCCACCTTTCACCGCGATTTCGGGGTTTGGTGTTGTGAATCGGGTGTATGCCTCTTCTAATGTAATATTACCGTCGCCAGCAACCTTATGCCACTTTATGTTGCGTTTCGAAGAGGGCTTATTTATTGCTATTTTTAGCACTGCCTCATAAAACGGAGTGAATACCTTGTATGCCGTACCGCTTCCCGTCACCACGTCGCCTGGTCGCGTCAAATAAAAGTCTGCTTCGCTAACGATCTTAACACCCAACCCCTCAACCAGTTCTTTATCGCGTTTCACAGCATACGGGGTGTAATCCTCGTTGAATCCAACTGCTGTCGCACCAGTTTCCTTAACAACACGCTTCATCAGGGTCGTCGTGTCGCCGTAAAGTGTGACAAGCGGACATTCGGTCGCCAATTCATCCAGACTTTCAATCATAAATTGCACCGATGCGTCGGATTTATACTTGTTTTCGCTGGTCACTTGTTCCGGTGTGAAAATGAAGACGGGCACAACCGCGTCGCAAACGGCAGCCAAGGCATTGAGAGAAGTATTGTCGACGACACGCAAATCGCGATGAAACAGGAACACTCCGATTTTATGGGGTTTCATTTATAATTAACACATTTATTTTTTATATGAATATACTTCAAACGAATAAAATGTTAGACATCTTCGCCGACATCTCCAAGTTCTCTCGCATTAGCGATTATTTACCCATCCTTAACGGCGCCATCTTAGCCGAGATTCTTATTATTTCCACGTTATTTTACACGACCATCTTCAAAAGCAGCCAACTGGAACGTTGGTACACTAGATATGGCCTGTCCGCAGTAATTGTCGATATTCTCATCTTAGTCATCGGTATAATTATCGCCCGAGCACTTTATTCACGCATATTCGGAGAGAAATTCAACATCATTTGGTTCGTTTTGTTGGTTCTTGGTATTCAAATCATCCACGATGTGCTCTTTTATTTCTTATTTGCCGCAGTTCCAGTTGGAACGAATAAGATGCTTGACCTCTTTAAGGATTACGCCAAAGAAGTAAAGGGGGGTGCGATTCTGGGTGATAGCATCATGATTGCGATTGCCACACTGGCTGCGTCGCTTTTCGCGGGTGGTTCTCTCAATACTAACATCATCATGATTGTGGTACTCACTTATGTCTTGCCGTATATCTTACATACTAAGTAATAAACACTTTATTTTTTCTGTTTGTTATTTTTTGTTATTTTTGTTATTTTTGTTATTTTTGTTATTTTTGTTATTTTTGTTATTTTTGTTATTTTTGTTATTTTTGTTATTTTTGTTTTTCTTATACGTCTTGCGATGCTTCTTTGTTTGACGTTTGTGTGTCTTACGCTTTCTTCCTCCTGATGTTTTGTTTTCCGACAATTTTGTGGTGATGGTGTCTATTTTTGCCTGTATGTATGGAAGTTGGTCACATCTACCGTTTGATTTACAAAAATCTTTATAAATTGAGATGGCATTGTTATAATTATCAAGGGCTTTTGTTAACTCAGTATAATCTTCAAATGTTTCGTTTTTGTCACCTTTCATAAGGTAAGAATCACCTATACGCTGATATAAATCGCATTGACTTATGGGATCGTCGTTGTATTCCATGCTTTTAGTAAACATTTCTATTGCTGCATCATAGTAACCACCCGACTTGAGAGATATACCAGTCATTCGGTATTCTTCCGCCACTGCATTATCCATCTCTGTATAATCAAACTCGTCATCTGCTCGACTGAATGCTGGAGCACTCATAAACAAATCATGTTGCTTTTTATAATGTTGTTTAATTTGGTTCATACGCATATCATGACCGCTTAATATTTGTTCCATTGATATAATATACAATAACATTTTAAATTTAAGAAGGAGGTATTGCCATTCACTCAACTTGATATAGTAACATTTGGTTTATGGCGTAGTCCGTTCTGGGCGATAGCATCATGATTGCGATTGCCACACTACTTGCGTCTCTGCTTGCCGGTGTTTCTCTCAATGCCAACATAATCACTTTGATTGTCGTGAGTTATGTGTTGCCTTATGTGTTACATACTAAATAAATACGTTGTGACCTTGTCTCCAAACACTCGCTCCACTGAATTCACATTGTGTTCCATGTCATCAATGAAAACAACGTGTTCAAAATCGTCAAAATCCAGCACATTAGCAATGTAGTCGCCTTTTGACTCGTTGTTCGTGTAATGTATTGCTGTTTTAGGAGTAATTCCAACTTGTTTCAAGTGCGAAATTGTCAAATCAGCCAAATCTGACGATCGTGCTGTAACAAACACCAAAATGCTACCAGTGGCATTTATTCTCTCCATAAAATCAGTGAATCCTGCTTCATCAACATGAACCGGCTCACCTTTTTGAATTTGATGCACCCATTCTTTTAGCACTTCTTGATCTGAAATATCGTAGTTGCGTGTTCGCTCATAATAGTCGTCGAATCGTTCTCTCCACCACTTCTTGCCGAGTTTCTCAAAGACAATTACTGTGTCGTCTATATCACACAATACAAGTGTATTCCGCTGGATTGGAATTTCTTTAAAGGATTTTACCGATAACATTTTATATATATACATATTCATAAAAATGCGTCATTTGTAATGGAAACTATTTTACAAATCAACTTAAACCAACTTGTTATAAATTAATGTCGTCAAGAAAAACAACACACCGCCCCAAATAGTGTCCATAGCAACGGTAATTGGCGACCATTTGGAGAGAATTGCGTAATTTGTAAACTCATAGACAGCATATGTTGAGATACCAAGCACAAAAGCGTCAAATGGCGTTCCATTAACACGAATTACGAAATAATATAGTGCTAATAATAGAAAAACATACACAATTATGGTAGGAATAACGCGTAGTTGTATCGGACTACCTTGTATTGCTGTGACTTGCTTGTTAAACCACGCAGTCGTAGCTGTCAAGTATATTCCGTCTAAAGCTAGCATTGTAACAGCAGGTAAAGCAATCATTGTAACCGATGGAATACGCATTTATTATGTGGAGAGATATATTTATTAAGAAAGGTCTAATATATAATTCACAAATTCTGCGTTATTCTCTCTACATTTGTTTTTGTAGCTATTGTAAAGGTCGGAACCGCTTAGTCGCAGATGTTCTATCTTCAAAAACAACTCATCTAACACATTAATTGGATATGCCTTCACTATTTCAATTAACGGAACAAACATTCCTTGAAGTCTGAACACCTTGTTCAAATATTTTCTCTTCTTAGTGGTATGCTCGTCCATTCTTAGTTAATTGAGAGAAAGTTTACTCGATACTTGCCGTTAAAAATTAGGGTTTTCGCGAAATACGTGTTGTCGTCTGACATCGTCCTTAGCAACGGATTTTTATGGTCATACCTAGCAAAAATGGTGAATTCGCAAATAATTTTTCTCTATAGGCATTATGATTTTGGGTTTTGGACATTTATAAATGTCCATTTTTCAAAAGTCTTGTTTTCTCCCCGAAATTCCAGTATTTTTTAGAAGCCTTACCATAATGGTCACAAAATTTTACAGAGAAGCCTAAAAAATATGGTGTCATTTTTTCTCAGTCTCATGGATGTCCGATTTTGTCCGTTTATGTCCGTATACATTTGTTATTGAATATGGTGTCATTTTGAATGAAAATTCTAGGCGATTTTTTCATTTCCATTTTTGGAAATATGCCAACTAGTTGGATTGACGGCAAACCAAAACAACGTCAGAAATAATAACTGGCCATTCTCAATCATTTCCATTAATCGCTTGGACCTAGACTACATTATATATGGTAACAAAATGATTACTTTACATTTATGATTGTATTCACTAGAAAGCACGGTAATACCGCGTCCTTAGCAACGGATTCCTATGGTCTCACCTAGCAAAAATGGTGAATTCGCAAATAATTTTTCTCTATAGACACTTCGATTTTGACTTTTGGACATTTATAAATGTCCATTTTTCAAAAGTCCTCTTTTCTCCCTGAAATTTCAATATTTTTTAGTGACCTTACCATAATGGTCACAAAATTTCAAAGGGACTCATAAAAAATATGGTGTCATTTTTTCTCAGTCACAAGGACATCAGTGTATGGTCACAAAATTTCAGGAATTTCCTCATAAAAATGTGACTGAATGTGGTGTTGGTTCAGTGTCAAATTCTAGGCGATTTTTTCATTTCCAAATTTTGGAAATGTCCATTGTTGCCCGACTTCGCCCATAAGACCATATTCAGTCACATATTTTGGCGGCAATCCTTCGCAATTTCCACATTTTTCCTCCAAATCGCCCCGAACATTCACATTCATCCAAAGCAATTTAAACAATAATTTATTAACCTATTTATATTAATATGCCATGTACGACATTTTACTATGAATGCAACGAATGTGATTATATGTCTTATCATTTATATGAATGCCGAACTCATTTCACTGAATCCAGACATGTTATGCGTAAAGTCACAAAGACCGCCACAAATAACCTTTATTACTGCGACGATTGCTCATATGTTTGTTCTAAACAAAGTGACTATCAAAAGCATGTTGAAACCGGCAAACACAAGTCAATAGATAAACCAAAAGCGAATACTTGTGATAAGTGCGGAAAATCATACGAAACAATGTCTGGTCTCTGGAAACACGGTCGAAAATGTATGAAAACCACTTCTCAATCAATGGAAATCATCATAGTTCAGCTACTTAAAGACAATCAGGAGTTTAAACAACTTATAATCGAGCAAAATAAGCAAATGATGGAGTTGGCAAGCAAAACAACCAATACGACAAACATAACCAACAATAACAAGTTCAATCTCACTGTATTTTTAAATGATACGTGTAAAGATGCTGTAAACATGTCGGACTTTATAAAGATGTTAACAGTGACAATGACAGACTTGGAGACAACAGGCAAACTCGGCTTTATTGAAGGAATAACAGGCGTCATTGTGCGTAAATTGCGCGAACTTGACATTTTAAAGCGGCCGATCCATTGTAATGACCTGAAACGCGAGTCTGTCTATGTGAAAGACAACGATAAGTGGGAAAAAGAGCAAGATGACAAGCCAAAACTTCTATCGGCAATACAATCCGTCAGTAATAAAAACATAAAACAACTGCAACAGTGGAAAGAAGAGAATCCAGACTGTGTAGAGCCGACATCCTCTAAAAACGACGATTACTTATATATGTTCAAGAATAGCATGGGAGGAGCAACAGACGAAGAGGAAGACAAAAATATACAAAAGGTTATGAAGAATATTATCAAGGAGGTTGTTATCGATAAGGATAATATACCAGTAAAATGAGATATACACGTAAAATGAGATATACACGTAAAATGAGATATACACGTAAAATAGAAATGTTACCTTCTTTTTCTCTCAATTTGTATATGATGAGGCTTATTCCGTCATTTTATGCACACATTCTAAGTGCGTTTCTTATGCTTGTGGCGGTTATAGTGGCCGCTCTGAATTTCTCGAAAATCATACGACTTGACGCTTATTCTCTCACAAAGTTGTTTCTTATTGCGAGTATAGCAGTTGGTGTGCACGGACTTTCACATCAAGGTTTGGAGAGAATATACAATTACAATCCAATGATTGCTTAAATACTTAAAGATATTTTAATAAATAATTAAAATGTCTTGTTGGTGGCGTGCCTCTACAAATACCTTGTATAATTTGAGCACATTTAGTAAAATAAAATTTAATGATGAAATTTATGAAATAGATTTCTATGTTGGCGATGAAATAGCATTTCAATTTAACTATTTACAAGAAAGAGAAAAATATTACAACAAAGCAAAACACGAAATTATTGAACTATTGGGTTATTCTTAATACATTTGCCTCGCACAAACTATTACAAATTGTTCGTAGTCATTATATTTCCAAATCGTCAGCCAATTATCGGGATTCATTTTATTAAGTACCTCTTCAGTAAATACACCAAACTCTTTAGGAGGACTAACACCATCAACTTCAATATCGCGTTTCTTGTCTTCGATTATCTCATTAATTGCGGTCAATACCGCTTTAGCAGTGGAATACACCGCAGCCGTGTCAATTTGTTCATAAATTTTTCTCTCGGCTGAAATCCACTGAATTGTCCAGCACTTTGTCGTCATTTTGAATATATATATCTTTATTTATATTCAATTTTTTTACCACTTTGTTGTTAAATCCGTTTCATTTTCTCTCGACATATTAAATGGAAGTCATACAAGTTCTTAAATATTTACTCATTATTGTGATAGTCGCTATGTTAGGTCTCAATGTCTTCGCGTATTTAGCGAGAGGCACCGAGATAGCTAGCGATACACTCCGAATTTTGGTGAGACTTACAGAGAGAATAACCGGACAACTCTTCAGAACTACGCTGACTGGCACGAAAACTGGATTGAAAGTGGTTGGTGGGGCGGTTGATGATTTGGAGCGCGTGGTTGACGGTGGATTAGAGAGACAGAATAAGAAGGCATCCCATGTCGCCAAGAGTGGTTTCTGTTATGTCGGCGAGCAGACGTGTGTTAGCGTAACTGAAAATGACACGTGTATGTCAGGAGACGTGTTTCCGACGATGGATGTTTGCATCAACCCGAAATTGAGGACACGACAAGGAATGAATCAATAATTGCCTGCTTAATATTTATTAGTTTCAGTGAATTCACTCAAAATGTAGTAGTCTAACAATTGAATTAAGACACCATAATAAGTTAATAATTTCACTGAGATTTTGAGAAATACCACCGCAAACTGAAATAAGGCGGGAACACATTCATACTCTTATCCGTTTTCATGTTCGGACCTTTACCACTTACATTCATAATTTCAGCCGGAGACAAGCCATAATTGAAGTAACGCAGGTCTGAAATAAGACCAGAAAACCCACCATTCATATTCACATACACATCGCCATAATTCTGCTTTGGAACATCGCTCAATTCGTGGCGTTTTGCAATGTTTCCGTTGACATACACATCCAAATTGCGCCCTTCCAGCCTAATCAGCACGTGTATCCACTTGTTAAGCGGGATGCTGTCAATCTCAATGCGTTCATCGATGTTCTTAAATGTGTTCATAACAACAACCAGAGCATTCTTATTTGGATGAATATAAAGACCGGGCGCGTTATTCGGGAAATTCATGCCTATGCGCTCGCCATCAAACGAAATCTTGTCATTTCCCTTGTGAAAAACGTGCTTATATTGACCCCTCAAGTATTCCAGGTCGTCAATATAAATCCAAGTGGAATAAGTGAATTCGGCACCAGTGTCTTGGTCGACAGAGCGTTTCAAGGGAATAGAGTGCTTGGATGCGGGATTTTGTGGAATAACAACCAGTTTCTTGGCGTCTTTCATTCCATTCACTAGGACAGGTGAATTTTTAGGTGTGAAAAAGTAAACAAGCGTTTGAACACCGACACGCATAAGTAAAACGAACGCAATTATAACCAAGACAAGAAATGCTAATTTAGCAACGAAACTGTTGGATTGAAGAAATTCTTTAGTGGCAGAGACTGCGTGAGGACTCTCAAAGCCGTGAAACGCGTTGGCCATTTTCTTTCTTAATTCATCGGCACTTCCGCGAATACCAGATGTTATAGTTGAATAGCTCATTTTGTATATATAAGAAAAATATTTTAAGTTTGCTTCTAATTTATAACTAAATGATGTATATACCATCGTTTGAAGAATTAATAAATGAAGCTAATTAGTTTTATTTTAAAGTTCCAAACTGTTCACTTCACGGTTGTTCTCCATAAAAGCCATCTTAATGCGATATTTATTGAAGATGGCTCCTATAGAACCAATGCCATAACCAGAACCATAACCATCCTTGTAAATGTTGTATGCTTCGGTTGGGTTAATCGCGCGGCCAATGTATTTCAATGATGCTACATATCCATTGAACCCTCCGTCTGGCGTCACAAGCACATTGGAAGCGGGGTCAGACTTTGGAACGCCTGGCATCATACACGTTCTAACGAGTTTTCCATCTAAATATACGTCCATCGCACGTCCTTCGAGAGAAATTGTGAGATTCGTCCATTTTTGAAGAGGCACGTTTTCTAAAACACAAGTATGAATGTGCCCGGTCTCAGTCTGAGATGACGGATAAACGGCCATACTGATGTGAATGTTATTCATTGATGGTGCTAAGAATACGGATGGAGACGGATCATTTTTCTTGTCTGTGCGTCCGAATATAACCTTAGGCTCACCGAGACGGTAATTCCAATCACTTATAAAGAACCATACGGAATAAGTGTAGTCGGTTGATGTATTGGTTGGTAATCGGGATGGACTAATGACGTCAGATTGTCGAGCATTGTGCATATGTATAAGTTTGGCGCTTGAACTAATACCACCAAAGAAATAAGAGTATAAAACATACACAGCCAATATGGCAATTATTGTAATAATGACATTTCGCACGTTCATATATATTTATATAAATATATTTTTTAATTTCTCTCCCTTAAAGGAATGTTTTCCCATTTAACATCTTAAATTTCTTGTAATTATAGTCAATAGTCGCTTTGCTCACTGGGGAATCATAGTATCGCACGTGTCCAATTCCACCACTGATTCCATTGTTTTCTCCGACGGTCATAATATCATATGACATATAAGGGACAATTCCGCTTTCAGTTGCCACCAACTTGGAATCAATAAATACATCCACTATGCCTCGGTCATACGTAATTACAAAATTGGTCCACCGTTGAGGTGTGATTTTTCCTTCATAAATAGTCTTTTTTTCTACACGAACACGTATTTTCTGTGTGGCCTGGTTATATTCGACTATGGGTTTTGCGCCATAATTGAAAATCGGAGTGTATTTGTTGCGCCCAGGTTGGCTATGAATAAACGACCAAAATGATACGGAATAATGATAATTATGAGTATTTTTTGTGCCATCATTAAATTCTCCAATGCTTCTTAATGAAGACAAATGAACTGGTTCATCAAGAATGATTTTGCCTTCGCCCTCTATCTTTCTCTGGGCTTTTGGATATAACCAGAAAATAACAACGCACGCGGCGACAACAGCGATTGTGATTGGATTTATTGTAAAGTGCAAGTTTAAAAAGCGTTTAATTATGTATTTGTATACAAGAAAAGAAGCACCGACGACAATTGCTAAATTAAAAATGTCGCCAATTATAGGAATATTAAACATTCCGTAGAACGCTATGGTTGCTACAACCAAGGTGACAGTAATTAAAACCCATGACATAGTGGTGGCGTTTGGAATAAGTGTATACATAACCATAATAAATAGTCCAAACAATATAAGAAGGTTGGTTGCCAGTGATGTCTTTGTAAAAACAATATAGAGAGAAATGGCGGCATATATGACTGTTGCTAGTGCCATTTTATGTGTTTTAATGAATTCCAGCATTATATATATAATAAAGATAATTCAAACAAAAAGACGCTAATGTTACTTTAAGTGGTTTTGCATGGTCTTCTTGCCGTGACAATTGCGACAGAGTGCTACTAAGTTATCGACGTTATTACTGCCACCAAATTGTAAGTCAATCACGTGATCCACCTCAAATGTGGCTTCCAGCATATCTCCACAATGCTGACATTTCCAAGCTTGTTGCGATGCCACATATTTCTTCTTTGTTTCACTAACACTGCGTTTATTATTGATGTTTCCACCCGAGTTTAACATTCGTTTCATTTGTGGTTTCATAAGAGGCTCACTCATATTACCAGACATCATATCAAAAAACGGCGCGGAAACGGACTTATCAACAGGCATATATTTCACCAAATTCCCAGCGCATTTAATGAAATCCCTGCTATTTTTGGGGTCTTTCTTCATAAGTAGGTAGAGAGAAAACCCGACAAAAGCAATCGTCGCCATCTTATAGTATTTCGTGTAATTCTTCAACATTTTTGTATATATTCCGTCGTGATATGTGTTATATAGTAAAAATCCGGTTAATCCAAATACGATGAGTTCGAGTTTCATTTGTGTATTATATATTCATTAGAAAAACGGACAACAAATTAACTAAGTTTCATATGTCTTATACAAGTAAATGATTAATCCGCCGAGTGATGCGATTGTTCCGTAGAATAAATATTTTTTGTGCATTTTCAAGAGGGTTTTCTCTCTTTCTGCTGGAGTATAGTTGGCGTGGTAGGCTTCAAGGCTTTCTTGTAGGCTCAACTCCCGCTTGCCAAGCTTACTGTTTATTTTGTTGTGAATAAAGTGAACCCAGTAAATAAGAGACTGGCGATTTTCTAAATATGGCGTAACTGGGTAAGCATCGAGCAATTTCAGGAATTCGTTTGCAATTTCGACATCGGGCATAAATAGCGCGAAATTCTGGATTAACTCGTAGTATTTTTTTCGGAGTGTCTCTGTTGGTGCCATACTGTAATTCATGGCGACGGTGTGTAAAAAGAACCAATAATGAGGACCCCATATCTCCGCATTTAATTTCACCATATTTAAAGTGAAACGATATAAAAATATGACAGAACAGACATATAAGCAAATTATATGTCCAAATATACATTTAATTCCAGTACAAGTAGTGCTGTTACTGGAACCAAGTTCAATAATGCATCTCACGTCACAGATAAGAGTCTATTGTCCGATTTAAATATGATCGTCTCTAAACAACCAATAACAAGCGTCGGCATTATTCCATTTACAATTAACAACCACACGAGAGAAATAAAGTATTTGATGATTCAGAGAAAACACAGTGTCGGGTTTGTGGATTTTGTGCGTGGTAAATATATTCTCCACAATAAGATGCAAATCGTTAGTTTGCTGTCGGTTATGACTGAAACGGAACATTTACGGTTGGTTAATGACGATTTTGGCGTAGTGTGGAGAGAAATGTGGGGAGGTCCAGAGGATTCTGTCGCTCGAGAGAAATTGGAGCATTTGCGCAAAGGAGTGATAACTAATTACAATTTTTATACACTGATCGATTGCATTAAAGAGGCATCTATTCAACAACGTTGGATGTATAATGACTGGGGATTCCCTAAAGGTCGCAAGAATTTTAACGAAACTGACATGAATTGTGCTACACGCGAATTCAGTGAGGAAACAGGAATAAGTGATACACTTCTCTCTGTTATTACCAACATAGTCCCGTATGAAGAAATATTTACCGGCTCTAATTTTAAGGCGTATAAACATAAATATTATTTAGCATACATTGAAAATGGCCAAAAGACGATAAATTTAGATGGATTTCAGCGCGAAGAGGTGGGTAATATGGAATGGAAGACATTAAATGAGGCATTGGACTGTATTCGAGATTATCACGTGGAGAGAAAGGATATATTGAAAAAGGTCGAGTTGTTAATTAGAAATATGAAATTGTTTAATTGATTTCTTGTGATTATATAGTATATAAATGGAAGAAGGAGAACAAATTAAAATTAAGATAAAGAAAAAAACAAAAGACGATCAGCCTAGAAAAAAGAAGGCGACTAGAACAAAGAAGGCGACTAGAACAAAGAAATTTAAGGTGGTTGAAGAGACACCTATTAATGTCGATGAAGTGATTGAAAAACTTAAAACACTCACGGAAGGCGATGACTACAAGAAGTTTCTCTCCAAACTAGAACTCTTTAATCGTCAAAGTTTGGAGGAAATCAAGACGAAAACTAAAGTAGCCGAGTTTGCTTCACTTTATCCACATATCGACGATCCTCTTTTTAATGTCAAAATATCACAAAAGAAGGAGTTTCACGATTTAAAGACAGATGATAAGATCTACGATGTCAATGAACACGGCGATGAATTGTGTAATCAGGTGGATTTCGAGCTACTTCCACACCAGCATTTTGTTCGCAATTTTCTCTCCTTTCACACACCATATAATAGTCTTCTTCTTTTTCACGGACTAGGAACCGGTAAGACGTGCTCGGGCATTTCAGTGTGTGAAGAAATGCGCGATTACATGAAACAAATGGGAATTAACAAGCGAATTATAATTATAGCCCCGCCGAATATTCTCGATAACTTTCGGCTTCAACTCTTTGATGAGAGAAAACTGAAGCTGATAAATGGATATTGGAATCTCAACGCGTGCACTGGAAACAAGTTCATTAAGGAGATAAATCCGATGAATATGCGTGGTCTCTCCAAACAACAAATCGTTAAACAGATTAAAAACATCATCAACTCGTACTACGCGTTCTTTGGTCCTGACAAGTTTGCCAATTATGTAGAGCGAATTTTGGCTCAATTCAAAGACACGGCAGACCCTGAAGTAAAGACGAGGAGAGAAATCACTGCTCTTAAACGTGAATTTAGTAACCGTTTAATTCTCATCGACGAAGTCCACAATATTAGGAGCGAAGACACTGAAAGCAAGAAGGTGGCCCGTTATTTGTTCCAAGTAATTAAAAATGCGGAAAATTTGAAGTTGCTTCTTCTCTCGGCTACACCAATGTTTAACAGTCACGATGAAATAGTATGGCTTCTTAATCTGATGAATCTAAATGATGGGCGACCTGAAATAGAAATAAGCGACGTTTTTGATAAATCAGGTGAATTCAAGAAAGATTCAGATGGAAATGAAGTAGGCAGAGAGTTGCTTAGTCGTAAAGCGACTGGATATATCTCTTATTTACGTGGAGAGAACCCATATACATTCCCATTTAGACTATATATGAAGAATGCCGATGTAAGTCCGCCATCAATACAGATGAATGACGCCGAAATTGAAGATGAGACCCAGTTAAAGCACATTGAATTATGTATGACTCGGTTGGACAAATATCAAACTTCTGCCTATAAATACATTATTGAAGAATTGAGGAAAAATAAGCCGGAACACTTTAATGCCGGTGTCAGTGGTATGGGGTATAGTATCTTAAGCAACCCTATTCAGGCTCTAAATATGACTTATCCAGCGGATTTAGAGGATGAACCAGAAGAACTCGTTGGAAAGCGCGGAATGGCGGCGACTATGAAGTTCGTCAAGGAAACTAAACGCAAATTCCAGTATAGAGACGCTGTCCTCGGAAAGTATGGCCGTATATTCTCTCAAAAAGAAATCGGCAAATATAGTGCTAAAATAAAGTTCATTATTGACAAAATACTCCAGTCAGAGGGGATTGTGTTGATTTATTCGCAATATATAGAAGGTGGCTGTGTTCCCCTGGCATTAGCACTAGAAGAAGCGGGAATAACTCGTTATGGCGAAGAACAAAACCTGTTTTTAAAGACACCGGCGAAACCAATTGATGCGGTTTCTCTCAAGGAGACGGCAGTCGAACATCCTGCGAAATACATTATGATTACTGGTGACGGCGATTTCTCTCCGAATAATGTGGCGGAAGTTAAAGCATCAACTGGTTTGGACAATATTAATGGAGAGAAAGTCAAAGTTGTCATAATTTCGTCGGCTGGGTCAGAAGGCATAGACTTTAAATACATACGTCAAGTTCATATATTAGACCCGTGGTTCAATATCAATCGTATTGAACAAATTATTGGACGAGGTGTTCGTTTTTGTAGCCACAAAGACCTGCCAATCGAGAAGAGAAATGTGGAGATTTACTTACACGCCAGTACATTTGACGATGATTCGGTTGAAACGGCGGATAGATATGTATATCGTCTGGCGGAACAGAAAGCAGTTAAAATAGGCCAGGTTGCTCGTGTTCTCAAGGAAACGGCGGTTGATTGTAATTTGAATAAGTCTGTGTATAGTGAAGAGAAGATGAATCAAACGATAACCATATCTACATCCTCGATGAGAGGAGAGAAAAAGGGATACAAAGTAGGTGATAAGACGTTTTCAACAATGTGCGACTATATGGCAGACTGTGATTATAAGTGTCAGCCAGAATCACGTGTGAATGAAGGAGAAGAAAACATGGATACTTACTCAGAAAGCTTTATTCAACACAACAATGACATCATCATCAATAAAATAAGAGCAATTTACAAAGATGGCTATATTTTTACAAAATTATACATTTATGGAGTGTTGAACAAGTATAAGCCATATCCGGATATGCAGATAAACAGTGCTCTTGACAGGATGGTTAATGATAAGAGTGTTTACATATATGACCAGTTCAATAGACGTGGAAACTTGGCAAATGTAAAAGAATATTATTTTTTCCAGCCAGTCGAGTTGGATGACGTTAAAATTTCTCTCTATGATAGATCACACCCAATTGACGGGAAATTTCCGTATATTAAAGTCAAATTACCAGAAGAAATAGCAGACAATGACAAGATGGAGTTTAGTATAACTAATTATATTCGCGAATTGCGTGTGCATTTTAGTGATTCACAGAAAAAACACGATTACACCGCTATTACGAAAGAAGTTGATTGGTACAAGTCAGCGGGAAATGCAAGAAGTAGGTTGGAAAAAATAATAGAAAAAGATGGAGAATTTAACAGAATTGTAGTTGAACATATGATAGACACAACTGAATTTAATGAACGCATCAAATTATATGAATATATATTGGATGAAGCGCATTCCGCGAAATCAGACCTTAACAAACTATTACACGAAGCAATAAAAAATAGGATAATTTCTCTCGGTGGAAAGAAGTTTGTCTTGTTGATTGAAACTGACGTATTGAAGACATTTGTATTTAATGATGGTAAATTAGAAGAAGCAACACCTAGAGACAATGAACGCGTTAAAGAAGACGTTATTCGAAAAATGAATGATATGAAGTTTAACAATTTATTGGCATTTAATTCTTATTTTAACAAGAAATATATAGTTTTTAAGACACGAGATACGACACAAACACGCAACAGTGGTGCTAGGTGCGATCAGAAGACGAAGAGTGGAATAGAGGCAGAAATAACGGAGTTGTTAAAGAGCGCAAGAATAGATGAGACACTGGCGCCACATAGTGAAACAAAGAAAGGATTAGCAAAAACAAAGAAAATACAAAATGCGAAGGAGTTGTGTGCTGATTTAGAGATATTACATCGTTATTTTGACATGAAGAAATGGAATGACGTAAAATGGTATTTGACGGCTGAAGAATATGCCCTAAATCAACAAAACAAATAAAAAAATTGAATTTAAAATTTAAAAATATGTGTATAGTATATCCACTCTATAATGCAACAACCACCGTCCATTCCAGGCCCACAGACACCACCTGGACCTCCACCACTGGTTAGAAATGTCCCAGCCCCACAGACACCACCTGGACCTCCACCACTGGTTAGAAATGTCCCAGCCCCACAGACACCACCTGGACCTCCACCACTGGTTAGAAATGTCCCAGCCCCACAGACACCCGTTAAAAAAGAGCTAGAACTCGTTGAAAAATCTCCATCACCGCCTACACGTGGCATTAAATCGCAAGGAGCAATGATAGCTCCTCCTCCTGGATTGTATCAAGAAAAACCCGAAACAGAAGCAGCAGCAGCCGCATCCTCAGTAGTAACAGATAAAAAGCGTCATCAAGGCATTTACATGCAAACTGTCCTTGTTCGCAAGATTCACTTGGATATCAATGAGATTGGTGGCAATATTGCGGCTAATCTTGAGAAGAAACTCCGACAAGAGATTGAGAGTAAGTGTATTAGGGAGGGTTACGTAAAGCCAAGAAGCACGAAGATTCTATCATATTCGTGTGGCGTTCTCAAGTCAAACAAGGTTGAGTTCGTTGTCACGTGTGAATGTCTCATTTGTCGTCCAGTGGAAGGCATGAAGATATTCAAATGCATTGTCAAGAACATAACAAAAGCCGGAATTCGCGCTGAACTCCGCACTGAAGGCGACGAACAATCTCCAATTGTCGCATTTATAGCACGGGATCACCATTATGACAACAAGTATTTCGCATCAGTGAAAGAAGATGACGAAATAAATGTTCGTGTAATAGGCCAACGCTACGAGTTAAATGACACATATGTGTCAATCATTGCCGAACTTATGGAACCAAAGGAAAAGGCATCTGCCGTGTCCTATTCTATTCAGGGCAAAAAGAAGAAGCTCAAATTAGTAATTAGCGAATAAATACTTAAAAACAACACCATTGATATTTTTATTTGTGAAATGTCGCTAATTCAAACAAAAGAAAAAATAGAAAGCCTTCATAGGCCATATCAAATTCAAATACTTAGGATTCTAAAGAAACACGACGTGGATTTCAACGAAAATCGTAATGGAGTATTTTTTAATTTGGCGAAATTGGACGAAGCAACTTTGACAGATATTGATAAGTATCTCAGTTATGTTGACCAGCAAATAAATTTTCTCTCAGAGCACGAGAAGCAAAAGGATTTATATAAAGAAAACTACTTTAAGAATGTTGACCATAATATAACTATCAATAAAGACTTGATTCTCTAACTCCAATATGTGCGACTTTGAAAAATACCAGAAATTTATGTATACAAATGAAAATGTTGAACGACTAATGAGAGAAACTGAAGAATTTATTAGTAAGACGTCTGATAATAAATTCTTTAAACAAAGAGAAAAGAAACAACAACAGCTGCCAAAAAAACAACAGCTGCCAAAAAAACACCAACATCAACATCCCATTTTTTGGCTTCTTTACAAAATGGTGAGTGTTGAAGATTTTTTCACAAAAGAAACCATTGTGGAAGAACTGAATTTTAGAATCAAGTTTGTTGAGATGATTAAAAAGGATGCTGGCTGGATGAAGGCAAACAAACTCAAAATTTCACAAGTCGAGGGAGAAGCGATGGATGCTGGTGATATTCCACTTCTTGGTGCTTTTTTTAGAGCGGTGTGTCTGCACAACAAAGTCTCAGTTATGGTTATTAAAGCAAACCTTTTTAAAACGATTCTGTGTGATGAAGTAGATGATGTTCCCAAGTTTATAATTCAGTATGATGGAGAGAAATTTGAGTTTGTTGACGAGAAAGAAGTTGAACTCCGAGCAAAACACGCCAGAGACAATTTATTCGAGTTTTCAAAGCCACTTCGTGCGATTAGCGCGTATAAAGTCGACGAACTCAGAGAAATCGCAAGAAGAGTGGGGGTTGATAGTACAGGTTTTCTGAAAAAGCCACTTTATGAGAAGATTTTGTCGAGTATAATGTTTTAAACGTGTGCTATTGACGGTGATTTAAGAAAATTGAATATTAATTGTAAAAAGCATAATAATAAAATATATACCTTTTATATACATATCATGACCACGTCAAACAAACAAGACACATTCAAGATGTATTATGAGAAATTCGTGACTTCACGGAAAAACAATCTTGAATTGGAGGTTCGGTTTGGCACAAAGGGTAAAAGAATTACGAAAATTGACTTTGACAACGTGATTCAAAAACTTTTGTCGGCTGGCTTTGAGATCGAGGATCCAGCACTGTATTTACTTCGTGTTCAGACTGAATACTACGACAAAATCACTGGAAAAATTAAAACTTCCAACATTCGCACGGAAATCGATTCATTTTATGGCGTTCAGAATTATTGTCGCAGCAACGATTTATATGACAAGCAGGGACAGATTGACAAAGACATTTCATTTATTCGTAAGCAACAATTGAAAAAAAACGATTTTCAGGGGCAAGATGAGCCAATGAGACCGATTGACTTCGACGATTTTAGTTTTAGAGTTTCTCTACAAGAAGAGAAGCGTCTTAATCCTGAGAGCGACCATATTCTTAAACAAACAATCGACGATTGGAAGAATTTGAAGAAGGTTTTCCGTCTTCTCAAACGTACTACATTTGTACATCCAATTTATCCAGTAAGAATTGATATGAGCGTTGTTCGGTCGTCGTCTCTCAACAAACGTGGCTATTTCATCTCTGAATACACACTTGACAAGTCGAACGTCTTTAATAACCCAGTTTCATATGAACTGGAGGTGGAAGTTCTCAAAACTAGAGCAACGCGAGATAATTTTGGAGACATTCAAAAGACAATTCAGATTATTACGAGTGCTCTTCAAGGAAGCAATTTCCCCATTAGTCGCCAAGAGCAGGTTGACGTATTAAAGGAGTATTATGTTGCTGTTAATGGTCGCATGGGCGACGACGAAGAAATCCGCGTAAAACCAAAGCATTTTGTTGGCCCTTCGCCGATTTCTCTTCAATTGGAGAATATCCAACAACTAGGAGATACTAACAGCGCCCATAACATTCGTAAGAAATACACGGTTACCGAGAAGGCAGACGGAATTCGCAAGTTGCTCTATGTGAGTAAGAAGAAAGACGGTCGCATATACTTGATTGACCAAAATATGAATGTCCAATATACTGGTCTAAAGACGGATAAACGCGAACTGATGAACTCCCTCTTTGACGGAGAACACATCATCAACAACAAATTGGGAGAGTTTTACAATGTGTTTGCGTGTTTCGACGTGTATATGGCTAATGGCAATGATGTCAGGAGCCTTCCGTTTTATGAAGCGGGTAATTCAAAAGTAAGACACACGATTATGACTACAACTGTAAAAGAACTGAACGCTAATTATGAGAAAAAGAGTGCTTCTGCTGTGAAAATCACTACAAAAAGATTCTATGCGGGTGAGGGCGACCAAATCTTTGAACGCTGTAGAGCTATATTGAGCGATGTGGAGGCAAAGAAGTATGAATATATAACAGACGGACTCATCTTTACGCCTGCGGATATGGGTGTTGGTGGCGACGTCGTGTCAAACGTTAAGAAAACGTGGGAGGCAATGTTCAAGTGGAAGCCTCCCGAGTTCAACACAATCGACTTTTTAGTATCGACGAAGAAAAACGACCAGCAAAATGATTATGTCGGAAACATATTTAATGAGGGGACATCGACACACAAGGGGGCTGATATTACACAATACAAGTCGCTGATTTTGAGAGTTGGGTTCGATGAGAAGAAGCACGGTTATTTGAACCCTTGTGAAGACGTCATTGATGACCGATTGCCCGTTTACAAGGATAATCTGGACGATGAAGAGACATACAAGCCAATTCCGTTTTATCCAACAAAACCATATGATCCAAACGCATGTAAGTGTAATGTTGTTTTAATAGAGGGGTCGTATGGTGTTCTTCACATGATGACTGAGGATAAGACTGAGACGTTTGAAGATGACACCATCGTAGAGTTTCGTTATGACAAGACTAAAGAGCCTGGATTCAACTGGATTCCGATTCGTGTGCGTTATGACAAAACGGCAGAATACAAGGCGGGTGGTAAGAATTATGGCAACGCTTACCACGTGGCTGAGAGTGTTTGGCGAACAATTCACGACCCAATCACAACACAAATGATCACAACTGGTAGCGGAATTCCAGACATTGTAGGTGACGACGATGTTTACTATAATCGCAGTGGAGACAGCAAGACGCGAGCATTGCGCGATTTCCACAACTTGTATGTTAAACGCAAGGTGATTATGAGCGTCAGTCATCCGGGAAACAAGTTGATTGACTTGACAGTTGGTAAAGGAGGCGACTTTTCAAAGTGGATTGCGTCTAAATTGTCGTTTGTATTTGGTGTAGACGTTTCCCGCGACAATATTGAGAACAGGCTTGATGGAGCGTGTGCGAGGTATTTGAACTATAAGAAGAGCACGAAGGCAGTTCCATCGGCACTCTTTGTGCACGGAAATAGTGGACTAAACATTCGTAGCGGAGAAGCGTGTTTTACAGACAAGGGACGAGAAATTGTGAGAGCAGTGTTAGGTGAAGGCCCAAAAGACGAGAAGAAGTTGGGGCGAGGCGTCTTTAAGAATTATGGACAAGGAGAAAGGGGATTTAATGTTGTATCGTGTCAATTCGCGCTTCACTATTTCTTTGAGAACAACAGTATGCTTCACAATTTCCTGAGAAATGTAAGCGAATGTTGCAAAATGGGAGGGTATTTCATCGGAACTTGCTATGATGGACGCGAAGTGTTTAAACTGCTGGAAGACAAAAAACAGGGAGAAAGCGTTATACAGCGTGTGGATGGAAAGAAAATATGGGAAGTCATTAAGCAGTATGATAGCGATACGCTTGAAAACGATGCCACATCAGTTGGAATGGCGATTGACGTGTATCAGGAGACGATTAACAAGACATTTCGCGAGTATCTGGTGAATTTCAATTATTTGGACAAACTTATGCGGGAATATGGATTTGAAAAAGCGTCGTCGGCTGAAACAAAGGACATCGGTGGTAGATCGGTGGGAACTTTTAATGATTGCTATTACTTGATGAAGAGCGAAATTAACAAGAACCCCGACTTGGAGAAAGAATATGGGCGGTCAATGGATATGACTAGCGCAGAGAAAACAGTGTCTTTCTTGAACAACTACTTCATTTATAAAAAGGTTAGGGATGTTGATGCTAAGAATGTGATGGCTATTCACATTGGAACAACGAAGAGCGAAGAGATTGCGGTTGCTGAACTTGAACCCAAGACAAAGAAGAACAAATCGCGTAAATTGGTCGGAAAGAAGGTGAAACTCGTTATAGTGGGTGATGAAGACGTGAAAGTTGAAGATGATGCTAAGTTGGTTCTAAATGACTCGGGTGATGTTGGTGTTGCAATTACGATTAAGCCTAAGAGGACTACTACTGTGAAGAAGCGGGTAAAGCCTCAAAATTAGTTGGGGTCATCATACCTGTCGTTTTTGCCCTAAACCAGATATTTTGTGTAAAAATCATATAAATACAACATCATTTAAAAGATATACACCAATGTGTTCATTTATGATGCCTCGCGTGTATGGACGATTAATGCCCGACAGTTTGAATCTTGTTTTTACCAACAATTGTGATGTAAAGCCAATTATAAATGTCAGTTTATTGAATTACTTATCACTCGCCACGAAAGCAACTGAACAATATTCTGAAATATGGGATACAATGATTAAAATAACAAATATGTATGAGAATTTAGGTGACAAACCTAAATTTTATTATGAAATACGTGAAATTTTGGATGTTTTTAAATTGTCTATAAACAACACCGAAACCATTGTCCAGTGTGACAAACAACTCATTAAAACGGTTCTTGAACGTATTTATAATTGTAAAAAAGGAGCCAACAAAATAATTAAAATAAGCCACATTTTTTCACAGGTAGAAATCGACATTATCTACATTCTCTCGCTCTGTTTCAATGAAGTTTATATTTACAATCCGGCATCAAGTTCCGTTTTTTTGTCTGAAAAGTATGTCGTTTGCAAAGATTTCAAATTAACAAGTACTACTTATTTGAATAACATTTTCAGGCAAATTCTCTGTGAAGTAAAAATAGCAATTGAACAAAATGCGGAGTGTGTTTCTCTTTATAACCGAAAAATCAACAATAATTACATGAACACACTTATTGAAGCGAATTCTGTAATAGGTCAGCAACAGCTCGAAGCAATAAACAATACAATAACACTTATTGAACAAGGAAAGAAGAATGAAAAGATAGAGGCACTAAAAAAACAGCAGGCATTGAAATGTGCGGAATGGAATAAGAAATTCGGAGTGCGTTTTAACAATAACAGTGATAAAGATGAATTGGAGAGCATTTAAGCACAAACAGTGCGATGTTGGCGAAATTTCTGACCACGATTGTTACACACTTGTTCTTTCTTTGTAATGTTGATGTTTAGCGAAGCTTCGCCAGTATATTTACGACAACACTCTCCCCCGCTGTTAGAGTTAATATCGCCAGCAATTGTGTTGTATTTAAGACGAAGAAGCCTCTCTCCACCTGATACTGCGCCTTGTGTGCTGAATTTTGAATTGTTTGGCTTGTATGTAATTTGACAATTACACGTTGAAGCATCTTCCGCGCAATTTCCATATACTTTTCCAGTGGTATTGTCAACTCTTGTCGGTAAGTTGCGCTCATATGTTTCACATTTTCTTCTTAAATATTGCGAATTAGTGTAACTATATTTATTGTCGTTTGTATATGACACCCCCGATTTTTTACTGTTAATTGTTGATTTTATTACTGGATTATAACACGCACTTGTATTGGAGCACTGAGATAAGTTGTCTTTATTTATTGCCGTTGTAAATTTTGGAGAAGGTGTACTACATTCACAACTCATCCAACGATAAACAGGCAATCCGCGACTACCGTAATTACCACATCCAAAGCAACCATTATTAGCACTTATGGTATTGTATTTAAACATAGCAGAACCTTGTTCTAGTTTAATCTTGGGCATTTTGTGTTATAATTTGCGGAGAGAAAAATAAAAGGATAATCCAAGTTATTTTTGCTGACACTATTATATAAAAATGGAGAGCATTTTGTTTAACACTATTCTAGTTATATTGACTGCTTATTTAATGAGTTATTTAATAAACAAAGTGTGGCCCTATTTATTAAAGAGAGAAGGACTTGAGAATTATCAAGATTATTCGGGGAACACCGATGAGATGAAAATATTGGTGTATAAAAATGCTGGTAACATCGCATCTCTTAAAGACGCAGTTGATAGACTCATTCAGTCGTCAACTGAAACTCAAGGTAGACTGAGTTCTTTAGAAAAAGAACACGAAAATCTCAATAATGTTTTAAAAGAAACCAAGGCAACCGCAGATGAAACCAAGGCAAACGTGAATAGTGCGGTGAGCGACTATAAAGCTCAGGGCGACCAACAGGCAGACGCATTAAACAACTTAACTTTTGAAGAAGACGCTGATAATTAAAAATCTCTCGATACTATAACTATGTCTAATTTCTTTAAAAGTGTAGTGGAAGATGCTGAAAAAGTAGAAGAAGAGTTATTGGGACCGGATTACAAATATTATCAGCATATTAAGACGCCCGAAGAATTAGGAATGAGTGACTCTGGGTCAATTAGTGCTCTTGGAAAGGACATTAATGGCATTATTAATTATGTGGAACTGCTTGTTACTGGTAGAGGTGATGCTAACAAAAACAATGGCGGTCGGCCGCTCGGAGACAGATTCTTCTTAAAAACTGGCGGACAGTGTAAGGACCAGGCAACCGGTAAATTGGTTGACCGCTATATGTATATAGATAATGTGCCAGACGGAGCGATCCCTTTTGTTAGCAGTGGAATAGGATATAAATTTACTACATTTGAAGGACTTATACCAGGCATTCTTAGTGATATTGACAAAATCAACCCGATGGACATGTTTAAAGCGTTCTCTCAAGACAGTGAGCCGGCATGTCGTGAAATAACTCTTGAGACTATTAACAAAGAGGGCAATGTCGGTAGTGAAACACGGTTTTTACCGCTTGACGAAATTAATGTTATAGAAGCCAACAATAAAAAGCAGAAAATAGTAGTGAAACCAACATATAAGGATTCAGATGCGTTTAAACCAGAATTAACAAAGCAGGAGAGAAAACAACAGAAAGAAGAAGAAGCGCGGAGGAAGAAAGAGGAGGCACTCAAAAAGAAAGAGGAGGCGCGGAAGAAGAAAGAAGAGGAAGCGGCAGCGGCCAAAAAGAGGAAGGAAGAGGAAGTTCAAAGGAAGAAGGAAGAAAAAGCTGCTAAACTGGCGGCTAAATTGGCAGCAAAAAAGAAGAGAGAAGGATTCACAAACGAATACGATGATTATACGTTTGTTGAAGAAAGTCAAACCATATTTACATTAGACAATATTTACTTGACATCTGTCGGCTTGTTATATCTTTATATAATTTACAGACTTATCACTAAGCCAAAAGCATTGTGAGCAAGCAGATACAAATGATGCGGCAATTAAAATAAAAGCGCAAATCATAAATCCAATAATGACCATTATATAAGTAATTTAATAGTCATTTAAGTAAAAATTGATGTTTAATGTTTTCGGTTCTTGCGAGATTTACTGTGATTCTTGCGAGTTTTGTGGTGGCGACCGCCAATTCCAAACCATTTTGTAATTTGATTAAAAGCATTCAGTGTTGCGTTTTTCGCTTTTTCACCAAGGGTTTTCGCTTTTTCACCAAGGGTTTTCGCATTTTCACCAAGGGTTTTCGCATTTTTACCATCTGCAGTATTGGCTTTAACAACCGTTTCGTCTGCGACAACAGGTTCGTCTGCGCCAACAGTATCGGGTGGGACAACTGGGGCACTGTTGTAGACACCATTTCCACCACGCATTCGTTTTGTTGTCATTCGTTTACTCCTTCTTAAACGTCTAGTTTTGCGCATTTATTATACATTTTTGTTATATTTTATTTTTGAATTAAGTTTTAAGCATAACGCTTTTTATTATTTCTATCTTTTATAACAGCGAACATCTTCTTAACCCGAACAACATCAGACGAATCAGCAACACTTTTGTTATCCTGAACTAACAAATCGCCTGCGTTTTTAACAGTTGTTTGTTTAACTCCCGATCGACGACCTTCTTGGCGAGCAATTATCTTGAACGATGGATTTCTTTCTACGTTTGACATTATTGTTATATAATTATTAAACAAAAAATATTAATCTGTTCGAAATTATTATTCTTAATTCGTTGATGTCAAACAAGCTTGTTCGGTTAAAATCCTCGGAGACACGTTCATAGTTGTCAATTCCTGAAAGAGCAACTTACACGAATATGGTAGTTCTACATATGAGAAGTCTACGCGGTTGTCACAAGTTTTACACAAATGAATATCACGGCTATCATTGAAACTCGCTGTCATTCCACACTTATTACATACGTGTATTTGGAATTTGTCAGATGAATCATACAACCGTCCCTTTGTAAATCGCGAAATTCCGTGTGAAATCGTGCAGTCGCGCTCCATCTCTCCAAATCGGTGACCTCCATCGCGAGACCTCCCTTCTGCTGGCTGACGCGTGAGAACCACCATCGGTCCAATGCTGCGACTGTGTTGCTTATCCTTAACCATGTGCTTCAATCGCTGATAGAACGCTGGTCCCATAAATACGCTAGTTTCCATCTGTTCTCCAGTCATTCCATTCATTAGAACTTCATTCCCGTGCTTTTCAAAGCCAACTTTGGTCAATTCCTTGCTTATAAATTCAACAGACAGGTCATTGAAACTGGTTCCATCTCCGAACATACCGATTTGGAGCAGAACCTTGCCGAGGAGCGTTTCCTTAAGCTGAGCAATTGTCATACGCGAAGGGATTGCGTGAGGATTAATAATGATGTCTGGCCGCACACCATCAGCAGTGAAAGGCATATCTTCCTCATTCATAATGACACCTGTGGTTCCCTTTTGTCCGTGTCTTGAACTGAGCTTGTCGCCGATGATTGGCTGGCGATATGCCCTCACTCGCACCTTACAGAAACTGTATCCATCTCCATTACAGTCGATGTAGTTCTTATCCACATAGCATTCCTCGCGTGTGCGATATGTGTGGCTTTCATCCTGAAATTTTACGACCTTTGTATGATCATTGCGATTTTCCTTAATAGGCACTACCTTTCCAATTATAACGTCGTTATCCTTAATAAGCGTATTTTCAGGCATAACACCCTTGCTTGTGAGCTTGCTGTAATTGGCAAACTTCATCCCCTTTGTCTTGGACGCATCTGGACGACAGCGAATCTCCTCGTCGCCGTGAATCTTCTTGTCTTCGTCACGCTCAGTGTGATAAATTGTCGCACAAAACAGACCACGCTCGATTGCTCCGCGATTTACGATGATTGAATCCTCTTGATTGTAACCTGAGTAAGTAGCAATAGCAACTATGACCATTGAGCCAGACGGTGCTTGATTTAGCTTCATAATGTTCATAACACGCGTATCAACGAGGGGGCGCATTGGTGTTGATAGAACATAAGCCGTCTTGTCCATTCGTGAGTCATAATTCGTCATATACACACCCATCGACTGCTTACCCATAGCGCACTGATATGTGTTCCTAGGGGATTGATTGTGCTCAGGAAATGGGATACAAGATGCGACAACACCGAAAATAGTGCTTGGATGAATCTCACAATGTGTGTAGTTGTAGCGACAAGTTTTCCCATCGACATCAACGTCTTCTGACAGCTTATCGGGCGTCATCGCAATCATACAATAATTTTGCTCTTCGACATCAATGTATTCAAGAACCGATTCAGACAGATTGTGATTTGTAAAGAGGTCATCCCACGTTAGTTCGTGATTCTTCAAGCGCATTATGACGTCATCAGTAAGCAGAATCTTGTTGTTCCTAACCTTCAAGAGAGGACGAGTAAGACGCCCGCCATCAGTGTAAACGCGAATTTCCAAGTTCTTAATGTCAAAGATGATTGCCGTGTATATGTTAAGGATTCCTTGATACTTTTTCTCCTTGAGGTCAGAATACAATGTAACAGGGTCATCTGTCACTCCAAGCCAATTGCCATTGACAAACACCTTTACTTTACCATAAACATCGGACGGAGTCGTTAAATCTGTGAACTTGATGATTTCAGGGAGAATGTAATCAATTGATGGTTGACTACTGGATGACGTGCTGACGTGAGTGAGATAACTGAGGTTCTTTACGACACCGATTGATGCACCCTCTGGTGTTTCTGCCGGGCAAAGAAATCCCCACGTTGTAGCGTGAAGTTTGCGAGGCTGAACGAGTTTTCCACTTTTGTCAATCGGGGTGTTGATGCGACGTAAGTGACTGAGAGAACTGGGGTAACTCAGACGATTGAGAACTTGAGCGACGCCGACCTTGGTGTTATTGCCGGATCCAGTGCCTTTGGCGCCGAAATCACCAGTAGAAAGCGAACGCTTAAATCCATTGTCCAAAATTGTAGTCTTGACTATCTTATAGACATTTGTGTCGTTGATGATGTTCAGATAGTCATCCCGAGAGCGCCACGAACCAGTCTTAATTTCATTCTTAATTTGCTTGCGCATGTCCTTGACAAGGTTATTGAAAAGGTTGCGCCCAAGATTGTTGAGGAGAACACCGGTGGCGTCGACTTGCTTGTTAACATATGAATCGCGGTCATCCTCTTTAATCCAGCCGAAATAGCACTGAAGAATGCGATTGGCCATGTATCCGAGATAATATATTTTTTGCTCGTGTGTTGGCGCATTAGGGAAAAGGTCATTTGCCAAGACGTCCTCTGTGAATTCGCGCTTCTTCTTATCGCCGTTTGCTTTATTCATTCCGATCTGAGTGAACATTGCTTGACTGGTGATGTGAACCATCGCTTCCTCTTGAGTCATATATTTGCTAGCGTCAACAATGGATGCCTTAAGAACTGAAAGCATTTTCTCCATCTTAGAATCTCCCATATTTAAGACGATGTATTCGCAAATTTTCTTGTCGCTTTCAACACCAAGAGCACGAAAGAGAACGAACACCGGAATTGGGTTCTTCAGGCGAGGAATCTTGATATAGAGGCTGTGTCCAAATCCGTTGTCCTTCGCCGAAATCATCATGTTAATCTGTTTTGCTGAGATGCAAATGAAATCAGGGACAGCCTTGAGTTCAGCCACAACTAGCCACTTGGAATTGTTTTTGCTAGCATTGAAGCAGTAAATCTTATTGTCGGCTGCGCGTTCCTGGGCCAGCACCGTCTTTTCACTGCCATTGATGATGAAATAACCTCCGGGGTCCATACGGCACTCACCAGTAACCTCAGGTGCCAAATGAGGATACTGTGTAAGCACACAAATCGACGACTTGAGCATAATTGGCATCTTTCCAATATGAATCTTGGGGATTACACGGTGAAACGTTTGAGCCCCGTCTACTATGATTTTAATGTTCATATCGACGACCATTGTGGATGAATATGTGAAATTACGCAATCTTGCCTCTTGAGGAAACATAATCTTTGTAGCACCATTGTTTTCGTGAATCTGCGGGCGATAAAGGTGGAAGTTGTCAAACGTCACATAAACGTCGATTACCGGCTCGTCACTTGTGCTTCCTTCTGGAGCATCGAGACTTGGTTCATAATGCACGTGAATTGGATTGAACATATTGATTGTCTTCTTCAATTCAACTGTTATAAATGTATTATATGACTCAATCTGATGACGCACGAGCCGATTGAGATGCTGCTCGTCGAAATACGATTTGATAATCTCCCAGGGAGCCTCAACGTATTCTTCAACGGAGTACATTTTTTGCTTGAATTGTTGGTTGTTGTAGCTATTAATTACATAAATACTAGTCTTTAAGTAGGTTTCAATTTTTTATATAGACATTTCTCTCTCTTTCATATCAACAACCACAACTTGCCAGTTCTTAACTGCAAACAAATACCATTTGGTCCTCATCAATTGAAAAATTAGTATTTGCTACTAGTTGTAGTATACCGTGTGGTTGTTGTTCTCTTATGTGATACCTACGACTTCGGTCATTTTTCTGTAAATGTCCGTGTATATTAGTTTTTATGTGGGTTAAATATATTATACGAATGGAGAATTGGGCGTTAATAGCAATTATATTGGTTATTTCTCTCTGTGAATCGGCTGGTCAGAGTTGTCTTAAGAAGTTGTTCGTTAATCCTGACAAGAAGTACTTGTATTTTGTTGCTGTGATCTTTTACTCGATAGTTTGCTACTTACTCATAATGTCATACAAGTATAAGGGTATGGGTTTGGTGAACATACTTTGGAGTGGAATGTCGATTCTTGTTATTTGTTCGGTCGGTATAGCCTTCTTTGGAGAGAAAATAACACTAATGGATAAGATTGGAATGGCTCTTATTGTTTGTGGTATGATATGTGTTTTATGGGAAGGAGGGCATTAATGAGGTAAATTGCGATATATTTAGTCATAATTTATTATAATGAGCAAAAGCATAATAATAAATACTGATTACTTATCAACCAAGAAAAATAGAGGTGGTGGAGAGAAACCAATTAGAAATACGTCATTGAAGCCTAATAAAATTAAACAGGCGCTTATTAACAGAATAAAGACGTATCATAGTGAATTACTTAATAAAGATAGAATTGAGGGTGAAGCGACGGTTGTAGCTGAAACACCTAAGAGTGAGTTTGAAGAATCGGTGGAAATGTTTAATCAAATGGCAAAAGAAAAAGACAGGCGAGATGAGAGACGTAAGATGCGGTTTAATGCGAATCTGGCTTCTGGAACTCAGATTGACCTTCCATCACCTGCATATTTGGAGGAATCTCGCACTCGTAAAAATCGTCCAAACAACAACAACAATACAACATTTAAAATAACGGCAAATGATAATGTACCATATGGCATACTCAAGGGAGGTTCAAAACCAACGTATCGCCAGTTCTCTCAATCACAACAACATATTCAGAACTCGCCAACACCTGTTAGTGAAACACTAGAAATAAACACAGAGGTTCAAAATGAACAGGTCCCTTCGCTTGAACCCGAAACTAGATTGCCTTCACCCGAAACAATATATTATGAGAGAAGCAAACGTTTCGACGATTTTAAAAAACGGTTTAATCAGAAATTACAGCAAAAGGCGTCGCAACTTGATGCACCAGGAACACGCTGTATTCGCAAAAAAGTAAAGAAACATCGCACACTCGGAAAACACAAGGGAAAAATCAGCATTCTCGTAAAAAACTACGAAACTCGTCGCAAGATTGAGAAGGAATGCGCAATTTTAAAAGAAAAGCCAATCGGTGTTGTAAAGGATTTCTTGAGAGAACGCGGTTTCATTAAAATGGGAAGCAGTGCGCCAGATCACATACTGAGACAAATGTATGAAAGTTGTTTTCTTAGTGGAGATGTGAATAACCTTAATGGAGAGAACTTGCTACACAATTATTTACACGACGACAATCAAAATGCTTAATAACCATATTTCCAAAGTGATTTAAAGCATTCTCTCTACTTAATTTAACAATCCAATTCAATAAATGCCCGCATCAAAATCACACCATTCCTGTTATTTTGATGCTGTTAAAGAAAACACTTCCAAATATGGAGAGAAGACAGTTGTTCTAATGATGACTGGCACTTTCTACGAGATTTACGCTCTCCGTGATAATACCACTGACGAAATTACTGGTTGTAATGGACTTCACGAGATTATGAAGATTACTCACCTAAATTACTCTGAGAAGCACTCTGCCGAGTTTGAGAACAAGACGATCATGCAATTCGGTTTTAGAGATTACAGCATTGACAAATATCTGGCTATTTTTAATGAAGCAGGTTGGACTGTTGCTGTTTACGAACAACACGCAATTGAAGGAGAGAAACATATGGAACGCAAGCTCGACCGCATTTTCTCTCCAGGAACATCTTTTTACACTAATGAACAATCAATAACAAACAACATTATGTGTATTTGGATGAAACGCACGATAGCTAATGTTCGTGCGCCCGAACGATGTGTCTTTGGAATGTCTTCTCTCGACATTTACACAGGAAAAATAGTAATTCACGAGTACGAAGTTCAAAAATACAAGCATCAAACCACCAGTTACGACGAATTGGAGCGATTTTACAGCGTATTTCGCCCGAATGAAGTGATTTTCATTTATGATGGTGTGTCAATAGACGCAGTCGTCGATATTATAAAGTATTTGAATATTGGAGTCAGCACACGCAGGATTCAGCTTGACGCAGATGATGTTCTCTCCAAAAACGTGCGAAAGTGTGAGAAACAAGTGTATCGCGAGGAAATCACTCGGACTTATTATGATTTCGTTGATTATCACGAGTTTTGCGATAGTTCGATGCTGAATATGTATGAATTCGCATTTCAATCACTCTGTTATTTGTTGGCGTTCACGAGTGAGCATAACAACAATCTTACAAAACACGTCAAAACCCCAGTGCTTTTTACTGACAATAAACACGTCATTTTAGCAAATCATTCTCTCCAACAACTCAATATTATTCGTGATGGTGTTAATGTGAGAAACGGTGTTCTCTCATCTGTTGCCAACTTCATTACAAGCAAAACTGCCACCGACATGGGTTCACGTGAACTAAAGAGCAATTTGTTGAATCCCACTACGGATGAGGACTTTCTCAACAACGAATACAACATTACAAATTACATTGTGGAGAGAAACACACGCGACGATGTGTTTTCAGGGCTTCGCACTATTGTTCTCTCCAAAACAAGCGACATCGAGAAGATTTATCGCCGACTGCTTCTCAATGACGCAGTTCCAAGCACCATCAAGACGCTTTACGATGATCTTATGCGAATTGTGGATTATTCAGAGAGACATCTGACTGCTTGCGGTGATCTCGATGAATATCTCCAGTATAAGCATGATATCAGTGTGGCGGATGCCTGTACTGCTTTATTGAAAATCACTAATTATATTGCGATGAATCTTAGAATAAACGCATGCACCAGCGGAAGCAAGAAGATTGAAGAGAATATTTTCGTAGAAGGCGTTAATTTGGAGTTGGATGTGGTGCATTTGTCTAAGACGGATGCTTATGCCAAGTTAAATAGCATCAAGAAAGAATTGGAGAAGTTGATTGAAGCATCTGACGCTAAAACGAAGTCAAAGAGCAAAAAGAAGACCGAAGATGAAGAGGACTCGGGCTTGATTGTCATTCATCAAACTGAAAAGTTGCCACTTAACCTCAAATTGACAGCACGTCGGGCGAAATTGCTGGAGGATTCTCTCAAAATCTCGTCTGTTTCAATCAATGCATCGCAGTTCTCTTTCGCAACAGCATCACAGTCAGGCAAGTTCATTCATCATCCTGTTATTAATCAACTGGCAATCGATATTAATGTTTACGAAGCCAAGTTGATGACATTGATTAACGAGCAATTCAAGCAATTCATTGGGCAACTCACTGAACTCTTTGTTGCCGAGTTTGATTGTGTCATTAATTATGTGACTGCACTTGATTTGGCGACAACCAAGGCGTACATTGCAACGAAATACAATTATTGTTGCCCAGACATTGATATGGACGCAGACAAGTCGTTTATTGATGTCAAAGAATTACGTCATGTCCTCATTGAACACTTACAGACCAATGAGATTTACGTACCAAATGATGTTTGTTTGGGGAGAGAAAAAGACGGAATCTTGCTTTTTGGCACGAATTCAGTTGGTAAATCGTCGCTTATTAAATCCATTGGTATTTCTCTCGTTATGGCTCAGGCTGGCTTGTTTGTTCCAGCAACAGAATTCAAATACAAGCCATACAAGATGATTATGACGCGAATTCTGGGCAATGACAATATCTTCAAGGGGTTGAGCACATTTATTGTAGAGATGACGGAACTCAAGACGATTCTCACAATGGCAACAAAAGACAGTCTGGTTCTCGGAGATGAGGTGTGTTCGGGGACGGAATCAGTGAGTGCCATTAGCATTTTCGCGGCGGCACTGATGAAACTTCATGACATCCGATCCACATTCATTTTCGCAACACATTTTCATGAGGTCGTTAAGTTGGATGCGATTAAGGCACTGGAGAGAATGATGCTCAAGCACATGAAGGTGGCATACAATGCGGAGACGGATGCACTGGAATATGTGCGTGTTATGTGTGATGGAGTGGGTGATACGAATTATGGTCTGGAGGTGTGTCGTTCTCTAAATATGCCAATGGATTTCTTGGATGTCGCGTATGGTGTGAGGAAAATAGTGGCACCTGAATCGAAATCCCTGTTAGATTACGATGGATCGAGGTATAATGCGAGCAAAATTAAGCACAAGTGCGAGATGTGTGGAGAGAACGCAGACGAAGTCCACCATCTTCAGGAGCAACACACAGCGGATTCACGTGGATTCATTGGAACATTTAATAAAAACCACAAGGCCAACCTGATGTCAGTATGTGATAAGTGTCATGACAAGATTCACTCTAAAAATCCCAACAAAAAATTGGTTAAGAAACAGAGAACAACCAAAGGACATAAACTTTCTGACTAAAATGTACAGCAAAAAATGAAAGCAACGAAAATGGTGGATTTGTATTCTTATTGGATGACAGCTCATTTTTTGTTGTATAAAGCGTTTGAACAATATGCACCCACATGGATGTCACCTTATCCAGCATTATTAATCGGATTTTTCGTTCAATTATACATTTTTTATGCAGGACGCAAGACATTAAAGAGATCGTTCATTGTAGCGGTATTTATTTGGAAGTTATCAATGTTATTACTGACGAGGTTTAACATGGATTGGCGGACAATTGTGGCGAATTCAGAGTTGTTTACAATATATTTATTGTTTATTAGCATCAGGGGCGTCTCCTTCAAAAACTTATACACAAATGCGATTTATAAAACGGAACAATCACAGAAAACTTTATCTGATTTTGTGAAATTTAGATTGTCAAATATATTGTAAACGACATTTTATTTTACTTACTATTTTCGGCAATTTTGTAGAAAATAATTTTATAATACAATTATATATAAATGAAACCCATTAAAAAACACGACTAGAAAAAAGAGGATGAGCATCAAAAAACGGAAACAATCGTCTGCTACTACTAAACGTAATTTGAAATGGGGTTCTAAGAAAACCAAGAAAAACATTATTGGTGGTGGAAAATTTGAAGAAAAAGACTCCTTAGAACTTAAATAAAAACTATTTTATCTGTTCTAAATTATATATTCAATGAAAACAGCACATAAACGGTCGGGTTCATCCCACGGAACTCGTAAAAATCGAGGAGGTCAAGGTCAAACTTTTATGCGTGGATTCATCACCATGATGCTTGAGTCGCTCATTATGATTAAACTGTATCACTGGAAGACACACAGTTTCTCGTCGCACAAGGCAACCGATGACCTTTATGCCAAATTAAATGAGAACATGGACAACTTTGTTGAGGTTCTTATGGGCAAGATGGCTGGAACACGCGCCGATTTTCTCTCGACGAAGAGTATTAAGATGGTTGACCTTAGCAACAAGAAACAACTCGTTGGTAGGGTGAATGTCATTAAGGGATATTTGTCTGCTATGGAAAAGACTATTCCACTCGCAAACGCAACTGATTTACTCAACATTCGCGACGAAATCCTCGCCGATTTAAACACGTTCTTGTATTTACTTACACTGGATTGAGTTTGATGTCGCACGTTCCTTTGTTGCACGTTGCTTGTTTAAAAATGCGGCGTTTTAATATGGTCGTCATACCAGTTAAAATTGGCGAAGGATTCTTTGGACTAGTAATCGCGTGTCCGCGTGCTGTAATATGACGTTTAGAAATCATTATCTCTATACTTTATATTAAGAAATTAATATGCTTGACTCGTCACTTTTGTTTTTGAGAGAAAATTGGTCGGATATATTGTTTTTTGTGTTGCTTATGGTTGTTTATATGATTTTTGTGACTCTTAGGAATGGTGTTGATAAAATTGCGAAAGACAGTGAAGGAGATAAAAAGACAATTAAAACTATCGTTATTGAGACGTTTTTAGGAGATGAATTCTGCGCATCTCACACTGGAAACTCGAACTACTTAGATAAAAGTTGCTCTAAATTAAACAAGGGTATGTGTATGTCAACAGATTGTTGTGTTTATGCCAAGTATGATGGAGAGAAGAGTGGTAAGTGTGTTGCTGGTGGAGAAAATGGACCCACTTATTTGACAAGAGAAGAAGATGATACTCCAATGGAAATGGAGTATTACTACTATAAAAAGAAGAAATTAGGACTCAAAGAAAATTGAAACATTTTGATTGAGAATGATTTAAACATATTTCTCTCCAATTAGTTTATACAACGATGATCATTCCAGTCAGATGCTTCACTTGTGGAAAGGTGATTGCCGATAAGTATGAATATTACCTTCAAGAAGTGCGACGACGTCAGATTGCATCGGGCGTTTCTCAAGACGACGTTGTTTACTTGACAAAGAGCAACGTGGAGAAGACGATTCAAGGTCAAGTGCTCGATGATTTGAAACTGACGAAGATGTGTTGCCGTCGTCATATGCTCACTCATGTGGATATTATTTAAAAGTGAGAGATGTTTTTTGTCTTGGAATAATGTATACGTATGCCCAAGACAAAAGCGAATAGAAAAAAGACGAATAAGAAAGTCAGGTTTGCCAAGTTACGAATTACGCGCAAGTTAAGGAGTAGACGCCGACGTAACCAACCAAAGGTTCGCGACTGTAGTTGGATGAATTTGCCAATGACTAAGCGAGGAGGCGGTGACATTCGTCCTGCTGAAATGCCAGCAGCATATGGTCCAATTCGAGAGGTTATTCCAGTCGTCGGCAAACCCGCGATGTATTTACCCGAAACTGGAGCAGGTTCTTATTATGGATACAACACCAATCCTTCTCTCCCTGACCCAGTTGCTAGTAATGACTATTTTCGAAAAGGAATGATCGGAGGCAGCATTTTACCTCGAGATTTAGTTGATTTAGGGAGAAATACTATGAATTCTATTCAGAGATTCTATGGAACTCTTACATCCCAACCTGTTTCAGAGTCTCCAAACGTTATGGATCAGCCAATTGGAGAGAAAACGAACGTGATTATGCCCCAATCATCTCTTGATTTAGAAAATATTTTATAAACAAAACATTTTAAGGGATTTCTCGGCTTTTTTCTGTGGATATGATATAATAAAATGGACAACGCGTTAAAAACTGTTAAGAGCCTTTGCCGCCCGGCACAACTCTACCTCCTTCTCTCTGCTCTCAGCATTCTCTCCGTCTTCATCTCCACTATGAGCCTCTCCAACTTGCTCGTCAGTGTTGTTGTTGCCCTTGTTTGGACGTTTGTTCTTAACAAGATTTGCCAGGGTGGCTACACGACGATTTCGTGGATTTTAGTGCTTCTCCCCATTCTTGGTGGTCTCGGCCTCTTTGTTGGTATGGGCGCTAGACTTGGTGGTCTCTAAATATGCCTACATGCATGGGGGCTTATTTTTTAATGATGGCTCGCCATATGCTGAACGGCGCCACTAGTTGCCACCAAATATGTTAAATATGCCACACCAACAACACCGAACGCATCATAATAAAATGTGTTGCGAGTGTCTTCTTTAATGACGTCATATTGCTCTTTAAACTGTTCACCTGCTCTACTTCGTTGAATTATGGCGTCGAGTTGTTGTTTCTCTCTCTTTAATTCTTTTTTATAGAGAGAAATCTCAGAGTCATATTTCTTGAGTTGGCCGCTGATTTTCTTGATTTTATTATCATTTTCGGCTTCAGCGAGTGACATATCTTTGAATAAGTTGTTCAAGTTTCTCTCTACATTAAGAAAGTTGGAAGTGGCGTCGGTGGCAATGTTTCGCTGTTTTTCAAGTTTATATGATGGGTAGGCTGACTTGAATTGAGAGAGAAGAAGTGTGAATTGGCGTTTGTATGTGTCGGTTACTGACATTTAGTAGTTTTGCTGTTAATATACTTAAAGATAATAAGTATTTTGAGTATATTTGTATTAATGACCCCGTCAATATGTCTGAACATGATTGTTAAGAATGAATCGCAAGTCATTAAAGAGACACTAGTTAATTTGTGTTCATACTTCAACTTTTCACACTGGGTAATATGCGACACTGGTTCGACCGACGGAACTCAACAGATTATTCTCGATTTCTTTGGAGAGAAAGGAATAAGCGGTGAATTGCTTGAACACGAGTGGCACGACTTTGGACACAATCGTTCTCTCGCATTGGCTGCCGCATATAACAAGTCAGATTACTTACTCGTTTTCGACGCAGATGACCGAATTATAGGTGATTTCAAATTACCGAGTGAGATGACGATGGATTCTTATTATATGCGTTTAGGACAAGGATTTTCGTGGAATCGAATTTTAATTATAAACAACCGCAAAAGATGGAGATTTAAAGGGGTGTTACACGAATTTATTGACCCAATCGAGCCAATAAATGGTACAATATTAATAGAAGGCGATTATTACATTAGTCCTGGTCACGGAGGTTCAAGAAGTAACACGGAAAACAAGTATTTAAAAGATGCCCTAATTTTAGAAAAAGCATTTGAAGATGACATAGACGAAGGCATGAAAAATAGGTATGCGTTTTATTGTGCTCAAAGTTACAGAGACGCAGGCATTCCTGATAAAGCAATTGAGTGGTATAAAAAATGTTTAACCAGAAGCAACTGGATTCAAGAGAAATATTATAGTTCATATATGATTGGCAATTTATACAAACAACTGAATAACATGGAAGAAGCAACTAAATATTGGTTGAAGACATCGGAATATGATTCTGAGAGAATTGAAGGCATTGTCGATTTATGTGAATATTATAGAAGTGTCGGCTCAAACTTGCTGGTAAACTTGCTTTATCATAAATTTAAAGAATACACTAAAAATCCTAGCAACAAATTGTTTGTATTTAATGAAAAATATAAAGATATGCTTGAATACAATAATAGCATTTGTGCCTACTATGTAAACGACAAAAAGAGTGGCTATGAGTGTTGCAAAAAAATATTAAAAAACAAGATAGCACCTATCAATATAATAACACAAACAGAAAACAATAAGAATTTCTATAAAGAGTTTATGGATGCTGACAGTGAGTTTAAAGACATTGACCTAGTTGCTACTCAATGTAACGTATCCAGAGAGAAAGCTCAAGAAACATTACTAAAAAATAATGGTGACATTGTTGCTGCTATAATAGAATTAGTGAATGACGCTTAATAACACAACCTGTAGTAATAAGCAACGATTGCTGTCTTGCTTCCGCGTGTAATCTCACACAATTGTCCAGGACGCATTCCAATTGCCATCGCAATCGGGTCAAACCTCGAAATCTCTGGATACTGCTTGTCATCCATAATATTATATGTCTTTGCGATCTTCGCCTTTTCATCTGCCGAGAGAATGCGATGAGGTGGGACGAGCACGTGGTCAAGTGGATTAAACAGGAGCGTTTTAATCTGGAAGATGTTAACATAATAACCACTCTTGTCGTAGATTGACCTCATTTTGCTGATGAGCGTATCATTTACATTGTCCTTAATAATTATAATCAGGGTGTCAGTGGTCTTGTCGAGGATTTTCTCAGTTTCAAATATGTCCTCAACATAATCATCCACATTATTTGCCCGAATCGGCTTTGTAATGTGGTATTTAACATAGACCTTCTCGGTTGAGTTCAATTCTTCGCGTTTCTTCAAAAGAACGTCGAGCTGGTCATTTGTGTACATTGTGTTTAACTCGTGAATGCTGAAATCGGAGTATTCAGAGATTTCAAAGCCCTGTCGCTGGAGCAAGTCGAGCAAAATGTTGCGCGACAAGTAGAGGCGCGAAATGAATGGTTCAGCGTTGTTGTTGGCCATGTTTTATATTATATTAACTTATTATTTAATACAATATCGTGGATTCAATTTTTTTAATTGTTAATTATAAACTTTTTCTCTCCATCTAAGTCGTTTGGTTCTTCTTTTTCTTCTTCTGCTACATCAGTGAGTAAGGTAACTTCTTTTCTCTCTTCCTCTTCTTTTCGGCGCATTTCAACAAAAGCGTCATATTTCTCTGGTTCAGTCATTGGATCATATGGAACATAAAATTCAGGTGATGGTATGTCTGGATTCAGAAGAGGTTCTTTTGAAACAGCTGTTAATATTTCTGGACGCGGTTTTTCAATTTGAGTATCAGTTATGTCCATGGTAATATTTGGTGATTCTTCTGCCGCTGGTTGCTGTTCTTCTGCCGCTGGTTGCTGTTCTTCTGCCTTTGGTTGCTGTTCTTCTGCCGCTGGTTGCTGTTCTTCTGCCGCTGGTTGCTGTTCTTCTGCCTTTGGTTG